AGCGCTGTGGGCAGGTCGGGGCCGTTGTAGCCGGGCACGGAACCGCGCCAAACCTCTGCGCGGCATCGGCACCATGGGTGCCGCGGGGGTTGCCACAGGGCGGTGCCGGCCGGCCAGACGGCGAGCGGGCGGGTGCCGTAGGTGGCATCCCCGTCGAACGCGGCGTCGACCGACACGGTCCCTGACAGTGCCAGACAAACTACGCACGCGTTGCGTTCTGCTACCCAAACCCGCCCAAACCCCAGTCTCCGGGCAGTGTCCCTGCTGCCTTGGTTCGCGGCGTAGTTCACCACCCAATGCGCGATCCGCTCCGCCCCGGTCGCAGCCGACATCGCGCGGGTCACGATGTCCGCGACCTCCGACCAGCGGCCGATCTCACCCAGCCCATACGCTTCGTGCGCGGCTTGGGAGAGCCGGTCCCGCATGGATGGCTCGATCCGCGACAGTTCGCGGCGCACCAGCGCGTCCAACTGCTGGCCCAGATCGACGTGCCGGCGGATGTCGTCGACCTCGGCCGACAGATCCACACCCGGGTAGGCGTCGATGGCGGCCAGTTCGTCGAGGGTCTGCCGCCACCCAGTCTCCGCGGCCTTCACGGTCGCGGCCTCGACGCGCGACGCCACACCAGTCGGGTCGAGGTCCTCCAAACCGCGCAGCACATCGGCGGTGATGATGGCCATCTCGATCGGGTTGGCCTGCTCGTGCAAACCACCGGTGGTGCGGACCCAGGTGGCCATCATGCGGCGCGTGAACCGCTGCAACTGCAACCGGAACGGCGCCAACGCGCGGCGGGCGGTCTCCTCGATCGCCAGGATTTCCGCGGCACGCTCAGCGAGGTGTTCCCAGCCCGGCGGTGTACGCGGAGGCTGCGGAACAGGCTGCTGAGCGGGCGTGGTGGTTGCCATGCGCTACCGGCTGCCGAGGGACACGTCATCAGCCAGCGACGGAGGCGGCGCCCCTTGGCCGCTGGCGGGTTCGAACGCGGGCGACCCATCGGTCTCGCCGCCGGTGTCGATGCCGACCTCACCGAGGAACGCCACGATGACCGTGCGGATCTCTTCCTCGCTGAACATGCCGGTGGCCGCGGCCGCGGAGAACGCCTGCAGGGCGCCTGCGATCTTGATGAGCTGGTCGACCTTCTCCGGGATGTCGTCGCCCGGGTCGTCGCCGAACCACTCGTCGACCTGGTCCTTCAGATACCCGGCCTCCAGGAACGCCTGCTTGACCGGCATCCCCGCGTTGATCTTCGCGACGACGACCTGCCAGCCCTCGACATCGTCCACGATCGACGGGGACTTCCACTGCACGTCGACCTTCACGTGCTCCCACTTGCCCGGCATCTCCGGGTGGTCGGGGTTGCGGCCAGCGATCCGCAGCGCGAACTCCAACTGCTGGCGCAGGGTCGCGCCGAACGACAACTGCAGACGCCGGATCTTCTTCGTGAACGGGCCGTCCTCGCGGCGTCGCGCTTCACCGGACGGCGGGTTCTGGCCTTCCGGGTCCATCAGGTACATGGGGGTTTCGCTGATCTGGGCGCCACCCCGAAGGTAGAGTTCGATCGGCTTAAGGAACGTGTCGGGGTCGGCCTCGGCGAACTGGCCGACCGACTTGACCCGCTGCAGCCACCACAACGCCCCCGGCTCCCCAGACAACTGAGACTGGGGGTCGCCGCCGACATGGGTCGTGGCGCCCGTGTCGAGGGGGATGGCGAACTCGTCCTCGTCGAGGCTGGCGATCTCGGACGAGTCGGCGTCTTCCGCGCCGATCGCGTACCGCTGCGGAAGCGACTGGTAGTCGACCCCCGACATGTGGCTGATGATCAGCTTGTGGATGGCGTCCTGCGCGCCGTAGAAGTCCACGTGGACCGGCCGGCCGTAGGGGCGTGCGGTGCGGTAGTGGAAGACGGGGATCTCGCCGAACGGGTTGTCGATCGTGGAGTCCTGGTCGTCGCCGTCGAACTCCTCCAGCTCGTGCGCTTTCGGGGCCAGCACACCCGGCTTGGAGATGTAGCGTTCGATCCGGTCCGGGTAGTACAGGTCCACGCGGACTCGTTTGACGTTCGACAGCATCCACCGTTTGATCGCGAACGCCTTACGGCGCGGCTTCTCCGGGTCGTAGAACAGGCGCACCGACATCGGGGAGTTGTAGAACATGTCCACATTGAGGTAGCCGTCGTCGTCGGTGTCGGCCAGGTCCGCCGCGTTCTCGCCTTCGAAGGTGTCGGTCGCGTCGGCGCGGTAGTCGTCGTCGTGGTCGTCATCGGGCTCGGTGGGCCACACGATGACGTAGCAGTCGCCGTACTCGGATGCCTTCTCAGTGATGTCCGGCATCTCCAGGTCCATCTGGTTGTCCAACCAGACGTCCTGCAACGCGCCGTTGGCTTCCTCGTCGTCGCAGGTCACCGAGGCGACTTCCAACCGGTCGGCGACGGCACGCACCGGTGAGCGGGCGAAGTTCAAACGGAACCGGGCACCCGTGCGGGCCATCGCCCGGCGCACACGGATCGACGCGAAATACTCGCCGTAGGTGCCCTCGTAGTATTCCTCGGCTGTCTCGTACTTCGGGAATGCCGCCGCCAGTTCATCGAGCGCGGCTTGCAGATCGGAGTCCGGTGGCGCACCGCCCTGGGCAGATTGGGCGTACAGCAGCGCTGCGGTGGTCGTTGGTGCCGCGCCGATGTCGACCGTCACGACACCTCCTGGGGGTATACGGGGTTGACGCGACGGACCGTAACGGCGCCTACCGCCACGCCCCCGGGGGCTGCGGGAGACCGGCCCTACGGTGACCGGGTCACCACACCCCGCAGAGAGGCCAGCCAGCCATGACCAGCGCCACGTCGACCGCTGCCCTGGGCAGTTACCACCACTACCTGCACGGCCCCGCCGAGGACGACACGGTCGAGTTGGTGACGGTCGAACACGCAGCGCGCGGACACCTCGGCGAAGGTGCCAGCGTGGAGCAGGTGACGGCGCTTGCGGAGGGCTACCGGCGCGCCATCAACCGCGTGCTGGACGGCACCGGGATCGTGCTGCACGGCGACGACTTTTACCTGCACATCTACGCCGACGCGTTGGAAGTTGAGCAGGCGAACGAGTTGGTGCGGCGCACATTGGATGCGATCCAGATAGCGAAGGTCGAACCCGCCGTCGACCAGCCACCCGCCCCGCCGGTCGTCACCGTCGAGGTAACGCGCGAGCTGGCCGACGGCACCCGCTGACCACAGGTGCCCACGACAACGGCGCCCGGCCGGGGAGGCACGGGCGCCGTTGGGGGCGGATCAGCCTTCGCGCGGGCCGCTGAACTGCGACAGCTTGACGTGGGCCGCGCGCTGCCCCTCGGCGCGCTCGATGTCCCCCACGGCCAAGCCGAGCACGTTGGCCTGCAGGCCATACCGCAGTGTTCCGGCTTTGTCTACGTACGTCGCGTTGCCTGAGTGGAAGGTGCCGGCCAGCACGCGGCCGTCTTCGGCCACTACCGCTCCCTGCGGCCGGTCCGCTCGGTCTTTCGCCATCTGTTGCTCTGCCCACGCGGCCAGATCGCCCGACAGGTCTGGGTCGCCCCCGGCGGCCGCGAATGCCTTCCTGGCCTTGCCGACGTAGTAGCCGTGCGTGGTGGTGGTCATGCTGTTCCTCCTGCTCTCGGTGGTCGGTCAGTCGGCTTCGTGGGCGAGCCTGATCCAGGCGTCGAGCGTCGGCCGCGTCACGCCGAACTCGGCCGCGAGGTTTGTCTTCTCCTCGCCGTTGCCTTGATTCCAGCGGGTCTTGATGTCCGCCCCGCGGTAGGACTCTATGGTCCGGATGGTGCGCCTCAAGTTCTCGATCTCGGCCTCGTACGCGTCGCGGCGCTGCGCCGGGTCAGACGCGAGTTTGATGACCAGCACGCCGGGCAGGTGCGCCTGGTGCGCGAGCTGCCGGACGGGGATGCCCTCCTTGAGGGCGGCGTCGACCTTCTCGCGGGCGATCCCCTCAAGCTTGGAGTGCTGCTCCATCGTGTGTCGCGGGATCTCGCCGTCGCGCAGTTCGACAGGCTGCTCGTAGAACGCGGCCAGCGCGTCGAGCGCTTCCCGCTTGACCTCGGCGTACGTCTTCCTCGGGCGGGTCTCCATGACGTTTCCCCTCAGGAGTTGTCCCAGATCTGGACGTTGTAGTTGCCGGAGCCGTCGTCGTACTGGGTGGCGCCCGGCTGGACGTTGTAGACGCGGCCACGCCCGTAGACGGGGCTGTAGACCTCGCGGTAGGCGTCGGTGTCGGCGGCCATGCGGGCAGGGCGCAGGTTGCGGATGTGATTGACCTCGGCGGTGGCGTAGGCGACGCCCTGCTTCTCATAGGTGCCGGTGACGTTCGTGATGTGGACCTCGGCGAGGCTTCCGTCGGCTTTGGTGACGATGACGTCCCTGCCGACCTGGATCTGGCGGGCCGGGCCGACGACGTCCCAGTACTGGGCGTTGCGGTAGAAGAGGGTTTTGCCGGCGCGGACTGCGTTGAGCATTTCCTGGGCCTTCGTACTTGCGTCCATGTCGTCCTCCTGTCCTCGTGTAAACCTGACTATACACGTGTCGAGGTGGAGCGTAAAGCGGGCAATGCACGGCGTGCCGGTCAGTCCTCGTCGAGGTCAGCGCCGGGCAGCGAGAACCGCACACCCGACTTCTTCTTCCGGCCGAGGAAGATGTCCGCTCCTGTGCCGACAGTGTCAACGAGGTCGTCGTGTGCGGCGTTGGGGAACCCCACCAACTGTTCCTCAAGCTGGGGGATGGCTTGTTCGTGGACGACGTACGGGAGGTCCGCGTACGGCGATGCTGGGCCGGCCGAACTGGCAGCCACGGCCGGTGTGGTGGGTGCGCCGGGGGCACGCGCGATGCGGGGTTTGGTCTGGTACCAGTTCAACAGCCGCGCCGCCCGCACCTCCTTCGGTTCGCTTTGGTGCACGGTGCGGACCGGCACCGGCATCCCCGTCAACACCGACGCTTTCCAGGTGTCGCCGCCCTGGTTGGCTTCAACGACGATCCCGCGGGTTTCGGGGTACAGGTCGAGGATGCCGAGCATCCGTTTGCGCAATGGTTCGCCGGGTTGGATGCGGATCGCCCACGCGGCCCGCACGACTACCCGTTGGTGGTGCGCCGAGTAGCCGATCACCGCGATCGCCGTGTAGTCCGACGTGCCCTTGCTGGTGACGGCGGGGTCGACGGTGATGATCTGGTGGGTCAGCGCGGGTAGTTCGTGGTGGACGATGTCTTCTTCGTTCCAATAGACCCCGTCCCTGGCCATCGGGTCGTTCGCGTAGTTCTTCTTGTATGAGCGGGTGTGCGCGATGGACAGCAGCCACGCCAGCGACCACTTCGCCGGCCACAACGACCGCTGCTGCCCGGTGTCGTCGTCGGTGAGGATCGCCGGGTAGTAGTGCACCCGCCAGTTCTCATCCGCGATCCAGTCCGGGGCTTCCTCGCCGGGCTTGGTGATGGTTTTGACCAAGTCGTGGACGATGCTGCCGGGCATCGTGACGGTCCCGACCAGGACGACACGTGCGAAAACCGAGAGGGGGAGCACGGCGTCGGTGAGGGTGGAAAGCCGCTTCTCCTTCTGATACGGCGAGTAGTTCGACTCGTCCGGTTCTACGTCGTCGCACAAGATCAGATCCGGGCGGCGCCGACCCACCTTCATGCCCAGACTGCTGCTGTCGATGCCCTTCGCCCCGAACACAAACCCCGACTCGGCCATGTACATCGACTGCCGGTTCGCCACAGCCCCGCCCGAACGGGTCCGCATCGGCGTACACAGTTCGGGGAAGTCCTCGCGGAGCAGGTCGTTCTGCTCCATCTCCATCTTGAACGTCGCCAAATGCTGCTCGGCCTGGTTCCCGCTATCGGCGAACGCGGCGATGAACTTGCGGTGCCCGTGCGCCGCGGCCCATATCGGCAGGATCAGAAAGAACAGGGTCGACTTGCCCGCGTTACGCGGCGCGACATAGCAGTCGCGGTCCTGCGCGGGCAGCGCTCCCGGCACGGACCACTTGAGGGCCTCCTCGTACACGTCGAGGTGGAACTCGCTGAACGTGACCTTCTCGCCGGTCTCCGCGCCGCGCAGGTGGTGAGGCAGATAGACCAGCGCGAACAGCAGCGGATCCAGGCGCGTCAACAGCCGCCGGCACTCCGCCACCGCGAACATGCGCGGGTTGAACTGCCGCAGATAGTCGTCCAGCACGAACAGGCCGGCCCGCTCCCCGTAGAGCGGGCCGGCCGTGGGCACGTCCTGAACGGCAGTCACCGGGCTACCCGCCTGGCTCGGTGGTTCGTCGGACCAGAGTCGGCTGCGAGGACGAGCCTTCGAACTGCCAGTTGTGGCGGTCGGCTACCAGCGTGTAGGTGCGGCACGGCCACTCCGGCGGTTCGGACTCCATACCGCCGTAGTCGCAGCCGTTGCAGATCAACCACGGGTAGGTGTTGTCGCGGACCGGGGCGTGCAGGGAGAGCACCTCACCGGCGATCGGGTGTGTGACCTCTGCGGCCAGTTCGATGTGCGCCGCGAGTTGGGCGTGGTGCCATGCCTGGCTTTCCTCGCGGCGCTGTTGGGCGGTCGCCGGGTCGGCAGGCTGGGTAGTCGGCCAGCACCTCGGCCGGGATGGAAATCGTTGCACCGAACTTGCGCACGGCCGACAGCAGAGGATCGTCGGCCATCACGTCTCCCGCTCGGCGGCGCCCGGTGTGGCTGCGTGGATCACGTCGAGCGTGATGTCACCAGGGAACACCCACACAGCGCGCAGACCCACGGCATCGAGGAAGCGGGACATCGCCTCCGCATCGGCCTCGCTCACGTCCTGGCCGACGTTGCCGATCGCCAGGACATCGCCCGGCTTGAGCAGCACCACCCGCACCTCGTCCGGCTGCGCGTCGGTCACTGCGACCACCGCTCGTACAGCCCCGGCTCGTCGTCCTCTTGGTGTTCGTGGTCCCCAGCATGACCAGCGCGCAGGGTGCACAGGAGCGGGCCGCCGAGTTCCTCGGCCAGCGGCTGCGAGGCTGGACACGGGCCAGGGT